TACAAGTATTTGAAAGTCCTTCCAGCAGTGTCCCAGAAAACTCACTTGCGGTTGCCGAGACATCAGAACCATTAACATAAAGTATCAAGTCTTGCCCGTTGCCGGGGTTGACAAATACAACATGATACCATAACCCGACCTCCAGTGCTGCGGTAGAAAAGACATAATGAGCCGTCCCAGATGCGTTTCTCGATGCTACCGTTATTTTATTATCAGCACTTGCAACATGCATCCAATGAGCCGACCAAGGACTTGAGCCTACATTCTGTTGGAACACATAACAGTTATGCCCAACAACACTTGGCAGGCTATCAAGTTTTATCCATGCCGCAAAAGAGAAATCGACTCCCTTGGGAACGGTATTTATATTGTAGGATATATTTATTACGTCTGCCGATAAATTGAATGTATTGGCATAGCCGAGTTTACCCGCAGCACCAACTCCAACCCCCGCTGACCTTGTCCCATTCTGTATCCCTGCAGCATCAGTAACAAGCGTACCAGATGTTTCATCCAACTTCCAATAGCCTCTCAGACTATCAAGTAATCCCGATTCCTGTCCCGTGAGTGATAGGTAGCTCCACAGTATAGGTTGTATGATATCCACAAGCACCTGTTCCCCTGCTTGCCATAACGGATTAACGGTTATCGTGCTTCCGCTTACCCTGAACCCCTCTACCGTGTTTGTCGCGGTGAAGTTCTGATATTGTTTTGCCCCGTCACGGTAAACATCTATATGTTTGCCATCAATACTTGCATGGGTGACGGTTGAATCGGCTGTTGTAGGAGCGCCCGCGGTTGTGCCTATGATGAACGGCAGTCGTTGGGCGGATAATCCCGACCCGCTACCGAGTAATGATTCCACAAAGGTTCTTGTGGTAGCCCCTCCGTATGTGTTTGTGTCTGCCGCGACCAATCCCACCACTGCATTAGCCTTAAGATCGTTAACCGTGTCATTGATTGCCTTTCGTGCTTCGGAGTCCAGAATGTATGGATCCAGCATGAGTGTGCTATCGGCAATATTAAGCTTTAGTGCCACGTTAGCAGTGGTGGCCAGGGTGCCAGAGGTAGGGAGTGTTACGTTAGTGGCCGCAGAGGTTGTTAACGTCAACGGATCATCTCCGGCTAATGTTAGTGTTCCCGCGTTTAATGTCAGTCCTGTCACCCGGCTGGCACTAGAGAATAGTTCTGTGGCATCGGAGTAGAACCGATATATATTCCCGTCCCTTACGATCCGAGTGATCTTGACGTTTCCTACCCCTACCGATAAGCCTCCTGTTGCTCTTATCTCATAGGTGAAGGTGTTTTGGGCCAAGCACCATCCCCCCAAGAGCAGTAAAAGCGATGTGATTAGTATTTTTCTCATAGTGTATCTGTGCTAAATACGTTTATCCAGTTAACTCCCTCAATCCCGGCAAACCCCGTACCATCAAGCTCCATGTCTATGACATAAGCACCATCCCGTACCAGATGTCTGTATCCCGCCATGCCGAGATCAATATCCTTGATTATTGTTACCTCTGCAGGCTCTATCTGTACCAGGTCAAGCTCCCATGTCAGTCCTCCATCAATGGATTTGTCGATGACATACTTCCCGTCCCGGATCCCTTTGCGATACCATATCAGACCACTGGTTACATACAGCCACTCGTCGGTACCTCCACCTGGAACATCAACCTCCTGATCTATCCAGAACTTTAGCATAAACCCAAGAAGATCAAACGCTACGTTGTACATCCCAGCCGGAAGCCCCTTAAACCCGCTAGAGTTATCTGCCCCGGTATTTGGTGTATGCCACTGATCTGTCCCGATATATTTCATCCTCCCTCCGGCAATAGCCTCTCCCCCTAGTTCTGTTAATAAGTTGTCAATTTCTGCCTCTGAGGGTATGTGCCATCCTGCCGGACAAAAATCTGCGGCCTTAATCATATCCCAGGTATAAAGACCTCCATAAATCGCCCTGTTGATTTCATTGTTGCCGTACGCCTTACTGCCTGGGTATTTCGCGTCCCAGTTCTTTTCCATCCATACCTGGTTGCCTATAAGAACCTCCGGATAACCGGCATAGATAAACTCACCTCCGATGGCTCCCCCGTAATATTGAGAAGAAACATTAATAATGACCTCCACTTCGCCCTGCAGTGTCTCCATCACCCCAATACCGCCCTGCTCTGATGAACTCGCAACCCTGACATTTAGTGCGTCACGGTACTCTCCGGGCTGAATGTCAGCCGGTGAATCGTCGGAATTTAATCCGATGTTGAAGCGCTTCAGGTCACGGTTTATTGCCATTATCTCTTGGCTGTTTGTCTAAGTGTTCCCCATAGCATTCTGCGGTACTCATCGGCAGTAAAGGCCGACTGGAAGTATCTCAAGGCTTCCACCTCTTCCTCGTAGTTGCGCTTGCGCCTCTCTTTTTCATTGTACGCGATGCGCGTGTCATTCTCTACCATCTGCCAGAGAAGGTATGATCTCAGCGCCGGCTCTGCCTCTCGGGGGATGCTCGTTGCACCCGTCAGGTTCACCCCGGCAGAAATGTATTCCAACACTATGCGGTTGTCGCTGATGGTCCCGGTATATACAAAGGTCCTTTTTTCCCTGTCAAAGCGGTAATATGCGCTGTCAACGCCCCCGGCCATACCAAAGAGACCACCAACAAACTGTCCTTGGCGGAAATGGTCTGAAAAGTACACCAGACTGGCAGCATCCGTCGTGGTTCCGGCATCGGTGTTGCCTATGGGTGTAACGCCATCATCAAGGAGCCGGGGTAAGAGAATCTTATCGTGCCTGGTGATCACCCGTAGCTTCCCCGCTATCGGGATCCCGACCTTGAGCCAGTCCACAAAATCTGCCGGCAATGCTGCGGTCTTTGCCAGAGGGTCCATTGTCAGGTAGACAACCTCTATCGCATCTAAATGCCAGAGTGAAAGCTCCGTATATCCCTCAATAGCTAATTGCAATAAAAAATAGTAGTCTCTTGTGCTGTAATCTTTTACCCTATTGAGCACACTCATAACAACGTGGCGAAGGCTCACGATCCCGGCTATTTTTGGTATTTCTGTTGACATCTTATGCTATTTTCTTAATACCTAAGTGAGACTGCCTACTTTTCTGCCTAGATTCCTCACTAACTATTCGTCCAAGGCAGTATTTGTTTCCTTTATTTGCAAGACTAATTTTATTCTTTGCCTCTTCAGACATCTTGCTACCTCTCCTCCTTTCACCTAGAAGTCTTTTAAATTCTTCTGTGTGTTTACATCCTGGCTTTCCTTTTCTCGCTAAACTTATTTTTAGCTTACTCTCTTCTGTATGCCTGTGACCCAATGAATGTTTATTGCCTTTATTTACCTCCCTCAGTTTTGCTATGTGTTCTTCTGAAAATTTTCTTCCTTTTAGGGCATCCGAAATATTCTTTCTAGCCTCTATCGTCCTGGGGCCTATCTTCTTGCCTTTTCTAGCCATACTAAGTTTAGCCCTCGTTTCCTTTGAGTGTTTGTTTCCAAAGGTGTTTCCGGCAATTTGGCACGTATTAAAATAAGGCTTTAATTGATCAAGGTAAAATTGCTCTCTGGTTAGTAGTCCCGCTGGAAAACAAGGTTCAATGATTGAAAAGACTAAATCTGTTCTGCCATATTTATTGAAATGTCTCTGCATTTTGCGTGAGTGATGACTACCCTTATTTAATAGACTAAAGTGTACCGCTTTTCTTGTTTTCAAGTTTACGGCACTGCCAATGTAAATCCTCTCAGGATTTACTAAACTTTGAATCTTATATATGCCTGATTTTTTCATTTTAATTGCCCATTCTGTTCGCCACCATGTCGTTTGCCGTATCCTCCGGAGGCTTTCCCCGTAAGAGTTCTATCGTCTGCTTTACCAGGAGATCTTCCTGTCCTGCCGGTATCGCAATATCATCATAGTCACCCACCCGATCCAGTGGCACAATAAGTTTTACATCAACATACATGAGTGCCGGTGGCGCATAGAACGTTACCGGGATCTTGGCTACCTTCAGTATGTGTGTTTCTGTCCCCGCACCCGTATTATTCTGCTCTAGGCGAAAATACGGAGGAGGATCAATGGTCATCACATCCAGTTCGTTGAATATCGCAACGGCAGTATTGTCAAGGAAGGCAAAAACCACACTCTCATTGGCCGTCATTGATACCTGGCGGATCCCCATATTGTTTGGCAACTGCATGGGAGGATATGGCAGTCTCAAGTTACCGCTTACCATAGTCCCCGCAACGGTAGGACTGTGAACCGGTAGTGGGTATGTCCTGGTCCATGCGTCAAGCTGACTGAAATCGCTGAACTTCTTCCCATTGAGCCAGGTCAGGTAGACAGCCTGATTGTAGGCAGTCTCAATGAACTTCTTTATGATCTCCGGATGGTACTGCGAGATCATGTCCTCCGGCATCTCTGAGGCCAGATAGTCACTTACCATTTCAACGAGCGCGATCTTCTTCATACTCCCTGTTGCATCTTAGTGTTGGCGTACTGCACAATGTCTGCTTCTCTCAAGTTGACCCCCATGTACTCAAGCATCATGCGTACCAGGTTCATGTGGTTATCTTCCGGCCACTCAAACTCCGTTGAGGAACTGGCATTATAGGTGATGTATCCCGGAAATTGATTGTATTCAAAAACTGGCTCATTCGGCCATCTCCAATATACAAAGTCAACGGCAGCTATTGTTGTTGGATATATCTGGATCCCATTGTTCCTCATCACGCCTATCGGGTAGGCAACGGAAGGCGCCTTGGTGTAGTTCCCTCTCCGGGCTGTGGCCTCCGACTCCCGGAGGATTTCCACCGGCCTTGGCATTGATGTAGCCACTCCGTCAATGGTTACGGTGCGGTTATAGGTTATCTGGTCCTTGTGCGCGTAATTCGACGGGTAGGGCAGCAACCCTGCCGGGCATGGGGTATTGGTCAGTGGCACTTTGAACGCTTTCATGTCATCAGCATTCTTGGCTGTCACTTCGATAAACTCCCTGGGGACCGGTCTCCCCGGCTGGTACTCTTCGGGAAGGCCAAACTTCTTCTTGTACATGTCGATGTTTACGACCTTGATGAGCTGCTTAAACCTCTCCGGAGTAACAACATTGCCACTGTAATCCTTATTCAGAACTAGCTCGATCAGAGTGTACATGTCGTAAAGTGTCACTTCTTTATTTTTTTAATTATTACTAAAAGAAAATTCTCTTATTTTTGATTTACCAAGTCTGTTTTTATTACCTAATAGTCTCATCCTTATTTTTTGCTTAGTCTCATCTGAATGGCTTTTCCCGTACAAAGGATTCTTTTCACCCTTTCTGTTCTCCCTCCACTTCCGTTTTGTTTCTTCTGATGGATGTGTTCCTTTATGGGCATCACTTATTTTTTTCTTTGTTTCTTCTGAAAGTTTTCTTCTTCGATTTGCTTCGCCAATTTTTCTTCTATGTTCTTCTGAAAAAGATTTTCCCGCTAAACTACCCTTACGGCCTTTATTAGATTCACTTATATGCCTCCTATGATCTTCTGATAGCTTTATTCCACGATGACCATTTGCAATTTTATTACAAGTTTCCTGTGATAACTTCTTCCCCTTACGAAAAATACTTAAGTTCCTCTTTTGTTCTTCGGATAAGTGTATCCCAAGATTACACCCTTTGCCAGCAGTTTTACTGCTATTAAAATACGGATTATTAGAATCTATAAAATACTGTTCAATCTTAATGAGATCCTCCCTTTCACAACCAAGTAAAATGGAGAACTGTAAATCGGATTCTCCGTATTTATTATAATGATACTGAAGTTTTTTTGAATGATGCCTATTGTTTCTTAAATCATTTAAATGTGAATTCCATCTCTGTCCCATTGATACAGCGCTCCCGATATATATCCGTTCTGGCTTTACCTTAGATTGTATTTGATATATCCCAGAAAATTTGTTCATCTTTATCTTATTATTAGTTTGAACTTTTCCGGAAGAATTCCACGAAGGATATTCATTGCTTCTGTCGATTCAGCCACATCCAAATTCCCGTCATTATTGATATCCATAAACCGCATCCCTGGCATAATACACCCCTCCGTGTCAACTTTCCGGGGGTTGTTCAGCGGCTCCATCGGGATCCCATACCAATGATAGTTTATTAACCTCTTTAAGTAATCGAATAGCCGGCCAAACATTGATAATTTTCGCTTGTCACTAGCGTAGTTACCCGTATGGATCAAAATCCCATCACGCGAAGGTACATCCTTCACCCACCAACAAAGACCATATTTGAGATGTTGGATCCTCTCGCACTCATACTCTCCGGGAGGGATACATGAAATTTTCCTTTGGTTTTGAAGATAGGGTAGCTCAAGCGATTTGACCTGAGCTACCACATTCTCCTCGTCAATCACGACAAAGCATCCTGGTGTCTGCTTTGGCTGATACGACCTACCAATAACTGCCCACATTTAGGCTGCCCTTTTGAACATCTTACTCATACCCTTCTGTTTTGCTCTTTCCGGGGTGAAGAAGGTGCTTGCCAGGTATGTCAATGCAACCGAAAGGGCCACATGCCATACCGTTGTCCAGTTAATGACCGTCTCGGTGACGATCTGCGCAACATAGTTTGTCAGTCCGGTACCAATGGCAATTATCAATCCTGATACCAGATCTCTCCAGTCCAACCATCCCGAAGGAGATTCCGACTGCAGAAAGATGTTTTTCCCAATGTAAACCAGTGCTGTGCCGATCAACATTACGATGGTGATTCCCCAGTCTATTGGAGGCTGGCTAAAGGCTGAGACTAAAACGGCCATAAGCAACATTAATAGTCCCTTGAAAAATTCCTGTACACTCATACCTGCTTTACTTTTAAGTTAATACTATGTTTAAAAAAAATATTACGCTGCTCTGTTTAAGATTGCAAAATACTCTTTATCTCTCAAATTACCATCATGTAAGACTATGGCTTCGTCAATTTCTTCATATGTGGTTATGCCCTTAAGCTGTGTTCCATGCGTTGAATTGTGAATGACCAATGTCTGATCTTCGAATACCCTCCTGTCAAGCATGTAGTTCGGTCCTTCCAGCGAAGGAATCTGATCAAACTGTGCGCTTGGCAGAAATCTCCTGATCTGATAATACCACTCCCTGTATGTCATGCCTGGCTCCAAAAGTCTGAACGCATACCAGGAAAACGCTCCGTGATACCCGTCGTTGATGTATGCGTCTGCACTAAACTGGGTTTCTCCGCACCCACTCATCGTCATCCAGCGCAGATCAGAGCGCAGAAATATTGATTTATTCTTATCCTTGTGTCCCAAGGGAACGCCCGGGGTGGCATAGAACCTGTTGCGGGGTATGTGGATCTCTTTTACTCCCCTTGCCGTAAACGGCCTGGTTACAGATTGAGAGAAACAACTGTCGGCCATCGCAAGTATTGTGGCACCCGGATCCAGTGTTGCTATTGCTGCAGCGGTCTCTGTTCTGAAGGTTTTCAGGTTAGCTATCTTATCGAGATATAGCCGCGTATCAAACTCAGGCCAGAACCCCGTTAAGGTGTACTTGCCCTGACGCGCATCATTAAGACAGCCTCGGAGGTCGTTTACGCTTCCCGGATAGTCATTAATCGAATAGCTTAAGAACCTCAACAGGGTTGGGTTCATTGGTCCGTAGATTAAATCGTTTTTTCCCCAGCACATTATTTCAAAAGTGTTATAGTTATCGAAATTATTGCGGCAAGCATCGAAACGGTAGACACTATATAGACCCACACAATGTTGCCACCTTCCTTGCGCGCCTCTATCTTATCTATCTTCTTTGTCAAGTCTCTTATGCTATCCGAATTAACATTAAAATTAGCCTCCTGTACCTGTCTCGCTCCACTCATCCAAATATTAAATTGTTTTTCCAGGTTCTCCAATTCACTCTTTCGGGCAAAGGTTTTATTCATGTCTTCGATTGTACCCTGAAATTCATTCTGCTTCGCGTCGCGATACTCGGCATAACCATCGGACTTCTCAATAGCCTGTTTTATAGCCTCAAATCTATAATCAATACCCTTGCCAAAGGTTTTGAGAACCTTATTAACGTATTTTTTTAATATTGATGCCGTCCAGTCCATTATACTTTATTCCATAATTCATCCAATGCGTTACGCACACCTACGGCCTCTACGATGCCAATGATAATAACGAGAACAAGTAATGATAACACAATGAGAATGAGCCAATTTTTCTTTGCCCAGTAAAAAGGTTTGGTAAATTTCTCGTACTTGATCTTATGTTTATAAAACTCTTCCACCACTTTTCCTCTCTCTGCGTGTTTTTCGTATAAGTCTGCTACGGAATGATTGAGTTTCGCGAGATGGTCTACGATGTCATCGGTTTTCTTATTCGCCACATAAGCCGTCGCATCCATGTTAAGCTGAATGGACTTTATTCCTTGCTTGTGCGCGTCCCGACTCTCCTCCAGGGCCGCGAGTATTACGGTAACTTCACATCCATTCAACTTATGTTCTGCCCCCTTCCTCATGTCACATCCAATTTGGTAATGGTTCTGCTACCCCCAATATCAATTCTCCTACCAACCAAAGTGCAGGTGTAACAACTGCTGCTACACAACCCCAAAAGAAATCCATCAGTTCCGGTGTACCCCATCCAAGAAGTTTGTCAAGAACATATTCCTTGAATGCTGCCACAAAAACACCAACCGCACACGCCAGCCCCAAATCATAATTATAATGTAATGGGTACCAAATGTGGGAAATAATCAGCACCACTAAAACTATCAGTGTGATTACAATGTAATGTTTGAGTTTGTCTTTTGCTATTTTCATATCTTTTTTATTAACCTCTGACAGCGACTACACTAAAAGTCCTCTATATGTGTTCCTACTATTGCCTTATAACAGAAAGCGGCAGAAGCTAATCCATACAAATTAGGAGCAGCTTTTAATGGCCCATTATGATAACAGAAATAATAAACTCCATTCTTCTTACTGATATTTCCATAGGCACAATCAGCGTTATAAGTTGCCAATATGCTAACATTACTTACCGATATCGCAACGCCAGCTAATTTGTAAATATCAATGATAGCTGAACCATAATTTCTCCCATAAACCAATATTTTACCATCAGTAGTTTCTAATAATTCGGGCCAATGAATATTTAATGCAATCAAAGTTTCATCTTCCCATGTCGCACCATAATCATAGCTTCTCGCAACATAAGCATCAGTACCTACGTCCATTCTATGAACACAGTATAATACATTCCCAACAAAGCATAAACCATTCTCTGTTGCATATACTCTATTAAATACCGTACTTACAGTCGTCCATGTTATACCAAAATTGGAACTTGTATGTAATTTTATCTCACCATTATACCAGGTTGATGCGTATAATACTCCTGATTTCTCTTTAATGTCACCCACGTATGTCCTTACGGTCTCTGGCAGATAACTTATTGTCATACTACCTATGGTCAAACTTGACCCGCTTGCCGGTATCATTAAACATACCGCAAATGCCTCATAAACATTAATTACATCAATATTTGTATCAGGTGGAGGCGTGTCGTTAAGACAAACAACGGCATCTGCTAAAATCACAACATTGCCGTTAGCCAAAACAATACCACGTAAATCCCTTATATCAACCTTGCAGCCCGGATGGTCTGTTGTAAAATCGGGATTATTAACCAAAATTTCTGCCCCCGTATATAAATCGGCAGCGGTACTCCATGTTATCCCCGTGTCGTCACTATACTGATAAACAGCCTTGCCGTCGTCTGATGTATGAGAACGCCCATCTCGGTAAAACGCATACAGCCTATTTCCAACCCATAATGTAATTCCAAATCCAAAATGTTTAGCCGCATCAGTCGCTCTTATAGTCCTCTCTCCCGTGAAATATTTATCTATTGTATAAACGCCACCCAACCAATTTAAAATAGCATCCTTTTCTCTTGCTGCTACCTGCTCATCTCTAATTAATATCTTGTCTATTTCGTCATAGAATATCTTGTCATTATCAGAAAGAGGGAGGTCTGCTCTGTAAATGGTCTTTGGATAACCCGAAGCATCATAAAATATATTATTTACATCATGTGCTGAAATGCGAACATCCTTCTGAAGTAAAATATAATTTTCAACATCAGAGGTGCATACCCTGCTTACATCATCCACGTACATTGTATATGTACCATCACCACCCGAAATAAACAGATTAAATTCGCTTAAGTCGCCCGTATTCTCTTCTGTATAACTTAATATTAAATTTTGCCATGAACCTACCGTATTAGTATAAATGCCAGAACCCTTTAAAACACCCGTGCCTGTTTTCCTGCCCATGAATATAAATCCCCCTGCCGATATTGCTTCTATATATACCCATGCACTAATGGTATAAGTCCTACCTGCTACTACGTGTGGCAATACCTGTCTTATTCCCGATGCAGCCTCAACTCCCACAACCTTCATGGATGTTGTTCCGCCGTGTTTTTGAGTGCTGCTTCTTGTTATTATGCCATTATTATATGATAGATAGCCTATATCACTTTCGCAATTAGCATTGGTAACTCCATTTGTTGTAATCGTTGCATTTAGGGCAAGAGGTGATTTATCAACCAATTCATCCCCGTCCATTGTACCGTCAGAAAAGAATACACTGTGTGTAGTCCAGTACGTAGGCCACTGATCTCCGCCTTTTCCCGAGAGCATGACATTGCCAAACCCTTTTTCCATAAAGAACCTCTTCATGGCTTAGGCTATTACGGTGATGGTGTAGAAATAATATGTGCCATCAAAATAGAATCCGATCTTGTTGATGGCTCCAAGAGTGCTGTCATAGGTGTCGCTCCCTGGTGTAGCAGTCCAGTCAGCACTGAAGGTTGGGGAGGTAACTCCGTCACCTATCAGAGTAGCTTCCGCATATCCTCCGATGGCCGGGACCGGAATTGGCTTGACTCTTATTGAGGTAGCAATGGTAATGGATTTTGAGGCATAATGCGTCATTGCTCTGGATAGATCAATTAGACCATCAAACCTCTGGTTTGTTGCCGGAATCACATCGTCAACAAGGTTATTGAAGTGGTCCGCGTCGACATAAAGAGTGCTTACGTTCTTCTTCTTATCCTTGCGGAAATTACTGTTACTGATTTTTTCGGATTTCATCGTATTGCGGATTTGTTAAGTTCAAACGTCCCCTTAATTTGTCTTTTTGAATATGTGTAAAGTTATAAAAACCTCCTATATAAAGACACCGGATCATTGGATTAATCCGGTGCCGATACTCAAGCCGCAAAGAACGTGACCGGTCTATTCGGCCTTCTGCTTTTTCGTCTTTCCTGCAAGCTCCACGTTTTCCTGAAACTCCTTGTTGCCCATATAGTAGTCGTATATGGCATCATCGGCGTTTATGCCAACCGGCACCTTGAATAACCGGTTAGGCTTCTGTCCTTCCTCAATCCATACCCACTCCTTCTTGTCAACAGCATATTTGAGGAATCCTTTGTCAATGACCTCCTGGATCTTCACCCGGGTCTTGACTAACTCTTCAAGGTCAATCATCTCAATGAACTTCTTCATGCCCTTCTCCTTGTCGCGCATGATGTTGTGTTCCAACGCGAGCTTCACCTGGGCGAAGGTGAGATCATCAACGTTCTTGACAAAGTAAGCCTTTGCCACGATACGAAGTTTCTGTTCTGAGAGACCAAAGTCCTTGCTGTGGATCATGGTCTTGACCTGCGTCATCATTGATTCCTTCTCAGCTTTCAGTTCTGCTGCGGTGATCAGATCCTCAAACATGAACTTTACCTTATTCCCCTGGTTCAGTCCTCCCTTGCAGTATTCGGACTTCGTGTAGAGGAACCAGACCAGTTCAATGTCTCCCTTGGTGAGAGCTCTGCGGCCATTGAACATGATGTTCTTTGGGGTGTACTTGCGTACCCCATGCTCCTTCACTATCACATTCTCGGCATAACGCCATTGCTCTATCCCTGAGTCCGTGCGCACAATGGCCGTCAGTGGCCACGATGCTGAATTGGGTTTGTCGGGAAGTCTGTTCTTTTTTGACCGGCTCGGGACAATCCTCTCCGGGGGATAGACGATGTTCAACGGCCATTTTGAATGAAAACGGTCATTGATCAGTTTGATGTCTGCAGGTGCCAACTTGTACGGTTCGTCATTCTTGTATAACATAGCATTTAGTATTTGGTGTCTTTTTTTAAAAAGGGGAGAGGCTGGTATTCTTTACATGCCTTTACCGGCCACGCCTCTCCCCCTCTTTAGTTTAAGTTTCCATAAGGACAAACTGGTTGCCTCCACGGAAATGCGCTCCAACGTGCGCTCTCATGTAGGTGTTCTGGGTGTCGAATTCGGTCACTTTCAGACCTTCTCCGGCACCACCGACCTGCCATACCTCCATCCGACGGCTGTACTTACCCAGTCCGCGATAACGGGTTCCAATGGATGAAACCATATTACCGGAAACAGGATCCTTACGCTTGTTGATCGGCATCCATATACCCATCCTCGGAGCCTCATATCCTGTGGCACCATACAGTTTCGGGTTGTTGAATACCCCCATCCTCTTCATGAGGAAGGTCCTTTCGGATTTCGTCAGGTAGGTGAAGTTCACCGATGCACTCAGAGCCTCGTTGTTGTTGAAGAGGACGCTGTTGGTTGCCTGCTTTGTGAAGTTGATGTTCGTGTTCGCAAAGTAGGTTACAAGAGCATTCTCTATGTCCTGATGCAGAGAGATCCCAAGCAGACCGAGAATGTAGTTTCCTGCATGCTCCCGGTCCAGAGTGTTATCCATCTGATCAAACTCATCAACATCAAAGGCTCCCGGGGCATAGGTCTGTTCGTTCCCTACTCGTCTGATGTAAGGAATCATACCTTCGGTGGTCTTGATGGGCCTCCCTGTATCCGGATCAATCAAACCAGTGTTAGTGGTTATCTTGTTCCACAGAAGGGCACCGTCAATTTTGAGAGCCATACGGTAGTCTATGTCAACCTGGCCAAGAAAATAGTATGCAGGGATGCTTTGCCCTTTGCTGGTTACGTTGAACCAGGTCTGGTTGACCATCTCTGTACCGGTGTAACCGATAGTCTCCTTTACTATCTGAGCCACGTTGTCATATCTCCAAACGCCACGAATGGCGCCTTCGGGTTGACCGGATCCCTCCGACCATGCGTCGGTGAAGATGATAAGTTCATCTCCTGCGGCAAGGGCCGGGAGCTGGTCAGTGATTTCGTTCGGCTCAACGGTAAGGACCGGAGCGCCAGGAACGGTGGTGTCAATGTCAATGATTGAACCGGGCACTTCATTGTGGAAGAGGATCTGATCCCACCGCCTTGCGTAGAAGTTGTTGTTCACATCAAGGTCCTGCGGATCGAGAGTGAATGATATTGGATCTCCTACTGCTGGCTGAAGGACTGGATCCAGAACATGAATTGTTTCATGGATCCTGTTTTCCTCCCAGTGTCCGTACTCGTCTAGTGACACTTTTTCCTCAAATCCCATAGATCTGAGTAGCTGAAAATACGATGCTCCCTGATCGCCAAAGCGACTGAAAAGCACGTTGAGGTTTTCGGGCTTATGAATATCAAAGCCGGAAACGATGTCTGAGGCATATATTTGCGCGATTGCTTCTGGTCCCATTTCTTTAGAAATGTTTGAATTTGTTAGACATATATTTGCCCCTTATCTTACTGTTACTATCGGTTCAGTTCGGCCTCATAAGCCTTCCGTTGTGCCTCCTCTGCAGGGTCAAGCTCTCCCCTGTTGACCGGTGGCTGATCGCCACTGCCAAGAGGTGAGGGATTGTGGTAAAACTTCAGAGCCTCCTCCTGCGTCATGCTCCTGGCTCTCTCAAATACGGAGTGGAACATTTGCGGAAGGTTTCTCATAATAAGTCCCGAATACATGTACCGGGCAATGGAGCCTATTGTATCATCGTTGACTTCCATGCGGTTGTCAATGGCATACTTTAAAGCATCCTGCTCGATGGCCGCCTGTGTCTCCTTCGGTATTTCGAAGTTGATAAGCGGCTCTTTTGAGTTTGGTAAAAGAATCGGGATCTTAGTAAGTCTTTCGGACATAGCCCTGTTAGCGGCAGTCCACTGGCTCGTTACTGTCTTCTCCTGCTCGGGAGTCCACTGGGGTGCTGATGGTGCCGGATCCTGGTCCGGTTCGGGAAGTTTTAATTTCCCCTTCATTGCCAGGAGGGTAGCCTTGGCCTTTGCACCTTCTTGTGCCAGACCAATTTTATTTACCTCCAGGTCTTCTTCATCCACTTGCGACGGATCCACATTGTACGTCTTCTCGATGTGCTTGCGAAGCTGTGGCTCCTTCGTGATAAGCTCAGGGTTCTCCAACTGCCGGGCCAACACAATCGCATTCATGTAGTCCATGTTTGCAACATCGGTGCTGTTAAGGCGGTTAAATACGTCAAAGCTTTTGATCCCGGTAGTCTTCACAAACTCGTTGAACAAAGCCACATCGTCATTCGCGAAATTTGACTTCGGCTTTGATGCTAGTTTGCCGGAGAGATCGTTCTTCTCTGCGGTGAGGCTCTCTACCTGTTGTCTCAACTGGTCAGCCTCCTTTAGCTTATCGGGAATATTGATTTTCTTCAGATCCTCAACGGACGTAAACTGATCACCGAAAATCTCTTTCAGTATGCCAGTCGCGTCAGGCGTGGACCCTGCTTCGCTCTTTGGTGTTACCGGCGGTGCCGGGGGCGCCGGGGGCGCTGGTGGCGCTGCCGGTGGTGTCGGTGGTGTTGCCGGTGGGGGATCGCCCTGTCCTGCTCCCGCAGGGGGTTCTCCGGAGATCTGGCGCATTATGTCATCTGAGTTGATGCCGTCGATACCCAGTAATGCGTCTACTTCTGCCTGTCTGCCTTCAATGTTTGGTTTTGTCATAGCAATGTATTTTCATTTACAAATATAGGTTTTTATGCCGGTTGTGCTGCTGATGCCTTCTGCGGTACTGCCGAACGTTCTATTGCGTTCATGGTTGACTGCAAGGCAATTTTCTCTTTCTCTCTCTCAAATTCAATTTCATTGTATTGGTTTTCCAATTCTAATTCCGCTTTTTTCAGCCTAATCTTCTCTGTAGTCTCATGCGTAATCTTTTCAAGTTCGAGCTTATGCTTTTCTGCTAGTGCATCGGACTGACCTTTCTGATCCAAGAGCATATTTTCCCTCTGAAGCTGAAGTTGCCTTTCTTTGTTTTTGGTACTTCGGTAATTCAGAAACGCCTCAGCGTATTTCACGTTCCCGTTTTCCAGGAGCCGTTCGATCAGTAAAAAATCAGGCAACTCAATCCCCTTGTTGCCGTCCCTGTCGGTGGCCATCGCTGCTATGGCTGCCTGGCGTATGATCTCCTTGCGTTTCTCGGTAGGCTTGGCCTCGTACTTGATGTAATAGTCCGCATCCACAACGTCTGCCCCTACTTTGAGGATCAGCACCCCGGCCCGGCCCAGGACCGGAACATATCCCTCCAAGGCTTTCTTGCTATGCTTGATGAGGAGTTGTGTCCGGAGGCATATATTTTTGGCAACCCTCTCTTTGGTTGTGATGTAGGCGGTATATAGCGGCCTCAGAGCATTGTTCGTGGCGGCAATAGCCATCTCTGATCCTCCAACTGATTGATTCGGGTCTGGATTAGACGCATCCGCAATCTGGTTTATACCCGTAACCTCGCGGATGAAGTTGATGTACAGGTCAAAAACTTTTATAAACTCGTCAAGCTGTGCGCCTACCCCTCCCTGAAGCTCCTGTACCGGGCGGTATCCTCCCGGAACGTTTGGCTGACCTCTGTGGGTAGTGGCCTTATACAGAAGATCCCCTGTCTGTTTTCGTATCTTCAGTATCTCCAGTGGCTCCAGTTTATTGCCGCCAAGTTTCATGTTCTGCAGGGCGGTGTATTCTATGGAAATTCCCGGAGGCGCTGCCTGGGCCATCGCGTTCTGCAGTTTTATGTGAGCCAGGGCAATCTGGTGGATAGCCGGCGCCGCTGACATTACAATGGACTTGTCGTGCCTTTTGAAAAAATGATAGGGAAGATTGACCTCCTTCCCGTTGGGTCTTGGAATATCGTGCAGAAGGCCAAAGTCATAGATGATGTTTGTCCCTATAATCCACTTGGCCCTGAACGCAACATGGATATCGTACACATCGGTCTTGCGCTTCTCCGTGTTCTTGACGGCTCCCCAGTCTTCTTCGTACAGGATGTCGTACCCATATTGTGTTTTCCTCTTCGTCCAGTATTCGCTATTGATTGACTTCCATACAAAATCAAGCACATCCAGTTTAAAATCATTGGTTTTGGAGTTGTCTGAGTCTAATGATGTGGTCAAGTCATGGTCGCCCAGCATCGGATTCCCGTTAATGCCGTTGTAACGCCTGGCAAACTTATCCAGTTCATTCCGGTCAACCGTTGAATCTTGCTTGAGGATGGTTGCAACGCTCTCCTGTATAATCTCCCCTGCCCACTGCATGTTACGGTGGTCGTAGGAATTTGAATACTGACCTATGAAATTCTGGGGGTCAACGTAACGAGCCTTGACCTTGTTGGTGTAGTTGTCGGTGTAGTCCCGGGCGCACATAGCGTTAAATGTGGCCATATCGCGGACCATTTTCATCTTGATCTGCTTCCACTCGGAGATGTAGAATGAGTAATCCAGCGCCTCCTCCATCTCTGTCTCAAGGCTTAACTTGAATCCTCCCATGCCGGAATACAATTCCAACTCCTCCGCACTCTCGGGCATAAATTTATTTGCCTTCTGAATGCCAAGGCCGGCCTCAATCTCATCAAGGAATTCCTTAAACTGCATGTTGAATGCAGCCTCCAACTTGGCTTTCTCTTTTTCCTCAGTGCTTTTAGGATCTACTGCGGTAGCGACTACCTGGTGTTCGGTCTGTTCCATCATGCCCTCCATAACACGCATGAACTTTGGCATCAGGGAGAGAACGTCAAAGCTGACGTTCATATATCCTTCCAGGGCCCCGTCTTCCTCGCTTGCATCGAGAAGGATCTTTTTGTATTGGGTGACATCTTGGTTGCCGTTAGCGAGATCCCGGAGTTCTCTTATCTCTTTAATACGGCTGTAAGGTATGCAGGTCTGGTCTCTCAGGTATAGCGCAATTATGGCTTGCCCCATCTTCTTCGCCCACTCTTTGTCTTTTTTCTTCGGATTGATATTGTCCTCGGGAAAAGGGTAGGAGCCGGTCTTGTATTGATCGTATGGTAAGATCATCCCTTTAAAATTTTGATAAAGTTATACTTTTTCATCGTACTTTGGAATACCTTCTTTTGAGCAGAAAATGATCCAGGTCCACTTCTTCCTTGTCCATCTTCTCTATCTCGTCATAAATACCATGCGTTCCCAGTAACGCATATCCCCCTGCCGTAAACAGGTCGTAGTTGGTCATATCCTCCGGCCCCTCTATGTCCCGGCATTCTTCCAGTACCTCGATGTGTTTCTCCTCATCAGCCTCATTCTCTATCCAAGTCATCCATTCGGTGAAGATATCCTGTTTGATCTTTTCACTGGTCTGTCCTCCGGGAGTCTTTCCAAACTCAAAGGTCTTGGGATCCACCTTGTATAACAGGAATCCGGCATATCCTCTCTCGTCAAAATAGTCCCAAAGGAAGGGTATGTTTATTTCCGGAAACATCTGGATCCCATAGTAAACGCACATCATGAGCATGTCTTCCCCGTACAGGTTCTTGTCGAATGTGCGGTTGGTGTAGGTGCATGCAAAGGACCTCTTCATGGCAAAGTTAGAATCCTGAATGCGTCCCTTCTTTGCTACGGCTCCACCACCATTGGACTTGCGGTTTCCTTCAGTCTTATTGAACTTGAACGGGTCCCCTCCGGCCACTCCCCAATGGGTGTTTCCTGGCTTCCATGTCTCTTCCTCGTCGCTCCAATACTTGCGGTTGGGCTCCCCTTCTTTCAGTAGATCGCTGACAATAAATTTCCCATTAGGTTTGGGATTGAATACAACCTTCGTGTCGCGCTTGCCATCTTGCCAGGCGAAGTCTCCCCGGGTAGTCAGTCCCCGGCTGAAGGATAGATCGTCAATGTATGTTTCCAGTTTGTGCATGTTGAATCCGGAGGACTTGGCTGCCGTGCGGAAGCACTCTGCAAACCTTATCGGGTAGAGGCGTATTTCTTCCGAAAGTCCTTCTTGGTCCCCTGCATCAATGTATCCCTTCCTTCGGTTCAGAAGATACTCCCTGGCACCGATCTTATGGCCTATGAATTCTGCCTGTTGCTTTGTGGGGGTATGGATTACGCTCATACCATACTCGTCAATGAAGCCTTGCAGGCCGTCATCGGCAGGGATGAATAGATCTGCCAGACCGGATCGGGTTTGTCCGTTGGGTGTGCGCTGATAATAGTCGCTCATCATGCACTGATGCTTGAAGAGGCGCCCGCCCCCGCGTTCCATCTCTCCAACGGTTGAGGTCTTTACTGTAAACCCTATGATCTCGGATCCCATGACAAGGCATTCCTTGACAACGGTGTGCCGGTCCCAACATGATAACCCTTTCTTCAGCTTTCCCACCTCATCATCGTGATGGAAGTACAGCTTATCCCCGTCATAAGCGGACGGATCAGCCATCTCATAGTTGATGCCGGACTCCAATCCTAGTTCGGACATGGAGAGAGCGCCCCGGGAGGAAAGCCTTTTTGCCGGAGGAGAGAAGGAAAGTTCGGTTTTCGGTGAAGTGGATCCTTCATAGTTTGGCTTAAAGAAAAATGGCAGCTTTTTCCAGGGTCCAACAAGATGCCGGAGGAAGCATTTACGGGCCTGCACATCGTTCATCGACTGGATCCCTCCCCAGGCGCCCATCGTGCGGCTGATGACTTCATAGTTGATACACTCGGCCTTGTAGGTGGCGCCCTCCCTTCTGTGTTTAGGGTAGTTGAACCCGTAAAATAGACGCTTGCCAAAGTCTATCCACTCGTATTCCCCCGCGTTGTTCTTTATTGCAAACCCTTTTGCATCACATCTGGGAGCCTTTGTTTCCGTGTAGATCTTTCGGGCAAAGAGAAAGAAGCGCCGGTCCCGGTCCCTGTACTTTGGTAGTCCCACGTCGATGTTCCACCATGCACAATAAAAGTAGTGCCAGCCGTCAATGTAGGTTGGGATCCCGTTGTTAAAAAACCAGTACCCATTGAGCCGGTAATGCCAGGCTTTTCGGATAAACTCTATCTCCTTGTCGTATATCTCCCGGTTGGAATCAAGCTCCTCCCAGATCTCATCCAGCGTCTCGTATTTGGATTGCAACTCCTTGAGGCGCTTTGGCAGTTTTGGTGGTTGCCACTTCTGCTCTCTGGCCGGAGTGCCGAAGCCATCTATCAGATGATACTCCGGCGCCTCCGGTAGATCAATGCGTATCGGGATGAGGTCCTTATCATCGGTGTTGACCATCACAAAGCGTTGAGGCTGTTGATATTCTGCCAGTATTCTGGCATCAACTTCCTTGCTGTATCGCTTTATGAGTTCTATTGGATTCATCAGTTATCTTCTTCTCGTTCTATTGTTAATAAAAGATCGTGGATTCGCTAATTTCCTAGAGGGTCGTATTTGGGATCGTATAGATGAAAAAGGCGTTGGCTCTAGATGAACATATGGGGTCATCATTACTTCGTATTCCTTGAGAAGCCTACTCATCTCAGCGGATGGTGGCTCTTTTAATATCCCATATAGATTGCTGCCATTCATGGGTGCGCGAGTGTGCATTACGGCCACACTATTTATTAGCCCCATGTTTTGATATCCCAATAACTTAGCCCATATTATATCCAATCCCCAACCACTATTGCTCTTGGGGAATGTTTCAATGCACTTCAATAAGCCTTCCCTCGAAAACCCCGGACACATAATCTCGATGAAAGGCATGGGGATCATCTCCTCTATGCAATGGCGGTGAATGAACATGGGCCATGACGGGAATGATTTATGGTTTTTCTCCACCGATGGCTGAAATAAATCAAGCTGATACTTTGCCGCCATTTCGAACAGTTTGTTTATCCCCCCCGGGGTCAGGTAGATATCCTCATCAGGCATCCAATAATAATCATAGTCCAATAACGATTGTAACATCTTATGTATGCCCGGGTATTTGAACGTGGGGTTTTGGATATAATCCATTGTAATTATATCGTAGTTTTTTGCGTTCCCGCCACTCCAGGTGTGCAGAAAGTTATCCTTTCCAACGGTTGTGATAAGAAGGTTTCTCATAACGACATGCTTGCATTGTGCTTATGATGGGGGTATTTATCTAACCACTCCCTTAGTTGAGGATGGTTATTGTCTGTTACGAATGTCTTTTGTGCCCACTTATCTGAGCGATGAAAAATATCTTCTCCGCTATTCAAGCAGCGAATAATGTTTTCGGGGTTATTAACATCGGGCGTATTTACTTGCGTTTCCGCAAACGCGTTCAATTTCTCCTGTATGGACTTTACTCCACCAAGAAAAGAATAATGCCAACCCCCGTTGGGGATTACGTTTATTCCGCTGCCCCGACTTTCGCGCACCGCCTGTGGTGATCTTAACAGTTGCTTGCGGACCCCGACGGGACCTGGCCATAATTGTGCCTGTTCGCAGTTGATATAATAATAAAACAATCGTTGTTCAAGAATGAACGTGTCGTGCGCCAGTCCCTTTCGTATGGCTTCAGGGTTCGGGATCTCGTCTACGTCAGAAATAATAATAACATCATCGGGTTTAGCGTCATACAACCCTTTGGTTATACTGTTGCGCTGGAAAAACTCATTATCCCATGCGTTTTTAAACGGGAGGCTTATCAGTTTGATGTAGCGTATTTTATCGGCATATCGCTCTGGCATAATGAAGTTAAAGGGCTTGGGTTTGCCGGTAAACGTCTGCCCTGCCTCTACAATGACAAAGCGATCCACCGTGTCATACAGGGTCATCAACCGCAGTTCGAGAAGCTCATTCTCGTTAAAGAATGTAAAACAATCGTATATCATAAATCTGGTGTTATAAGATGAATGGCCCTGTATTGTTTCTTCTCGATTAATCTTTGGTACAGTACGGCATTATCTGAGGTTCCTTTTGGTCTTGGCGCGGAATAATGCCATTGATGGTACACAAACGGTTCTAATGGCATCTCTATCGTTAATCCTAACGTTTTTATCTGGTGTAGTAAGTAGTTATCCTCCCAGTCGCATCCGTCTTTAAATCTCTCATCAAAGCCATTTATCTTACGGAGATTATTGGCAAGGATAGCCGTACAAAAATGATACCCTACCGGACGATGAACGGGGTGATTATACCATGCACTGTCTCCGTCAAATGTCGCGCATTGATTTCGTATGGTGGTCGGGGGCAGTAAGTCATCCTTCCCAAGTGAATAGCACGGGAAAGAAATGTAGTTACTCCTCGTTAAAGCTCGTTTAGCGTAACCAAGTATATCTCCGGCATGATAACTCTCTGCGTTTTGGATAATTACGAAGTCTGGATTAAGATCCAATGCCCTTTTAAATCCAATATTGTAGGGTATCCCTGAATTGAACCATGTTTTTTCCGTGAGCCGAACGATTTCCATAAATGGCTCGTTGATACTAATTGGCTCGGGACTATTATCGTCCACTACTATCAGTTTAAAATCGGCGGGGTTATATTGCCTGAGCGACTCAATGGTGTTTACTAATTGAGGCAAACGATTATAGTATGTGCAGACGATAGCTGTTTTCATTATATTCCCCCATTAAAATGTTTTTTCCATGTCGCACTCTCATTGGCGGTGCGATAGTAATACTGCTCATCAGCGGGTATCTGCTCCTTTCCAATGGTGTACCAGGGCCGGTGGCGCATGACATAAGGATAATTAGTTCGCATCCCTGAGTAACCATGAGAATTCCACCCTTCACGATAGAGGGCAAAGGTGGTGTCTATGTCGGCATGAAAATACAGAGGATCAAGGGGCCTTGTCCAATATGCCCTCTCCCATATCGTCAATATACGCTCTATGTCAGGATGCTGTGGTAAGTCTTTTATCTCAATAGAGAACCCGCATTTAGGGTACCCGGAATATCTGTCAAGTCCTTCGTTAAGCACTGATAAAAAATCGTCCGGGATGCCTGTGAAGTCAAGATCGGGATCGGTGAGGATATATCGTTCACTCGGGATCGGCACGGCTCCTGACCACATGACGGTATGCCCGTAGTTCTTTGAAAGGCGTATAACCTCGCATGGCTTGGTATTGTAATATTTAATCAGCGGCGGATAAGATGAGTTGTTATCAATAACGATGGCCTCTAGTCTATGAGACAGGCACCATTCCACGGTGTATCGTATGTAATCTAAGCGGTTAAATCCTATGATAAATGCCTTCATTTGCAGTTAATATTTATGGATCTATCTTCATTTTAAACACATCCTTGCTCGGTTCCACGAAGTTACCCTTAAATGCGACAACATTCTTTGACATGAAGATCCATTGCTCGGCATGGAAGCGATTTTTGAGATCCAGGGTAGATATTTTGGGAAGCTCCTCAATGTAGCGCCGGTTGAACCACCAGAAGTTTCCGGAATAATGATCAGGGCTCTTGCAGAAGTTTACACCCGAGATGTCGTGACCTCCCTGTATGTTTTTGAGATTGAAGCGCCAGTTATTCAGTATGGCTTCGTTCTGCCAGGCGCGCCAGTGGTTGATCACGGAATTGTTTGGTCTGGTAACGGCCTTGGTGTGAAAATAGTATCCGTAATATTCTCCTGGCATGTTCTCGATGAGGCGCAGGGTAGGGAATTCATATACTGTGGGATCGGCTCCATAGTAGCGCACCCGAAGTTTGGGATACTGGTTTATGAAACATCGTTGGAGCATCATCCTCTCTTCCTTGGATCCCAGGCACCCGATGTTTATTTCTTCGGAAGCATCGTAAAGGCCGGAGGTGATGAGGATCCGTAGCTGGTCCGTCACAATGGAATACCAGTGATTGATGAGATATAGATGCCAAAATCCCCTTATGATCATGCTTTGAGAATAGATAATGGGGACTCCCCGTTCTGCATCTTCTTTGCAATATCCTCCGGGCGCAACTGCAGGCGCTCGTCCTCCATGTAACGCAGGATCTCATCACGAAGATAGGGGTTGTTGTCCTGATTCAGTAATTCTAAAAGCGTATCCTCAAGCTCCGTCTGCATATTCCTGGCATCATTGATCTGTTTGGTGGCTCCGCCCATAATATCGACCATAATGTTGTAGTAGGAATTCTCAATACTGGTCATAAACGCATACTTGAAGTTACGGTGCATCCGGACGTATTCAACAATCTTCATATTCACAATCCGATTTCTCCCTTTCAGTAGATCTTCGATGGGAGAGGTGAATATACCTCCCTCGTCCTCTGGAAAACCTACGTCATGTGCGGCCTCTATTTTACGCTTTAGGATATCGGTTATCTTCTTCTTGTAGGGAGAATTCTTATCATAGATGCAAAAAATGTATTGCATGAGTTTGTTGTTGTCAATCCCTTCTCCGGGATCCAGCTTGAAGGCCCGGTGCTTTGCCAGGTCCTTGTAAACCTTGAACACTCCCTCCCCCGGCTGCACCCGGATAGGATTGTACATCATCTGGGAGAATTCCTTATCTGAAAATTGAGACTTCATGTCAGAATAGTTTTTGTTGTGGGTCAATCACGGGCTTATCTTCTTCCTTCCATGCTTCTATTCTTGCTCGGGCTATGTCACAGTAATCACTTTCTCTCTCAATCCCGATAAAGCTGAAGCCCTCGATCTTTGCAGCAATACCAGTTGTGCCACTTCCCATGAACGGGTCTAATACTATCCCTCCTTTCGGTGTGACAAGTCGGCAGAGATAACGCATGAGGGCAACGGGTTTAACGGTAGGATGGTCGTTGCGATATGCCGTGTTTCTTCCCTCTGACATACTCGAGGGCTTCCCCGATGTGCCATTGGCTGTCTGCCATTGCACCCAACGCTTTTCGTCAAATTCCTCTAACCCCTTATCCCTTTCGCTCTTTGATGCTTTAGCACAATAGAAGAAGCGGGCGGCAGAACCGGAGTCACCCCTGAATGTTTTACCGTCATCACCTTTTTGTGCGAAATCTCCATAGATGCCATTGCTTTTACCATTCATTCCACTACTTACCGGAGCTGCTGCCCCAGCATTTTTCGGGAACATCCCCACCACCTCGTCAGAGCCGTCATGTATAACGTTGGCGGGGAAACGACCAAGCGGGTTTGCTTTAATATTAGTTTCTCCGGTTGAATGAGTTGCGCCACAATAGTTATTTCCGGTGATATCGGTGCCCCTACCAAAGGTTGCGGAGGCGTAGTCCTCAGGACCCTGAAAATCAACCCTACACCCGTCAATGTTTATTCCGCCCGTGCCGTACTTCAGCACGTTCTCGGCAACGGTCTTTTCACCAATGGGCTTCCGTGCCATGCAGATAGGTTCGTGGGCGGGTTTTAATGCAGTGCCCCAACCCTCGTATTCAGAGAACCCCTTATCAACAGGTCTAAATCCACTTGTTTTGTAGCCATATTTAGTTGCCGGGTTTCTTATTTCCTCATTTGGTTTATGATTATTACAATCCCTCCATTGCCCATCCGGGGCAATATAATGACGAGAAACAACCCTCTCGTTCCCCTGTATCTTGTCAATAGCCTTCCCTATGTCATGCGACTTGGGAAAACCACTTCCGTATATCCACATGATCTGATCTCTTATCTCAAACCCTGCGTCCTCAATAGCACACGCCATCCTGTGATACGTCCGTGAGCCACCGAATGACAGTAGGTAGCCCCCGGGTTTCAATACCCGTATGACCTCTCTCCATATATCAATGCTTGGCACATCGTAATCCCAGTGCTTCCCCATGAACGAAAGACCATATGGGGGATCGGTGACAACGGCATCAATGGAATTCGTCGCTATTTCTAAAAGTTTTAATTCACAACTATCATTATAGACTAAAGCGCTCATAGTTTCGCCAATATGTTTCTCCTCTGTACTCTCCAATACTTCCGGCCCCCGTCAATCTTTGCATGTAAATCGTATTCCAGGGGAATGTCGGAGATCTTCTTCATCACAACCGTATCGCCAACATTTATGGCCACCTGGTCATCGGTGTGTCCGTCAACGTAGGCTATGTTAGGCCGGCCCAGGTACTTAACCTTTCCGTAAACTACTCCGGTGAGGGATTTTGTGTTTGGTGGAATGCCTCTGAGATTGAGTTTCGCCATGCGCTCCATGATCTCAACCCATTCGGGATTCTCGCACGGCTCGATCAGACAGTACCCGTTGACCGGCACAATCTGTCCATCTCGCACGGCAGCATAAACATTCTGGTAGCCGGTCCATATGTAGTTATCTCCCTCAACGGCCATTGCCCTCATTCTTTCTGGAGCCAAGGCGTTAATGACCGCCATATAGTATATCACCACCCGGTCCCCGATCTTCAACTCCATCGGTGTGTTCCAGGGCATCCCGTCATTGGCCCTGCCGGTATATTTCAGTTTTTTGGGTAATCCGCAGATTTCCCCGGTAACGGTGGCATGTTTCTCTACCTCGAAGGTTGTGTCAAGGTAAAGTTCTACCCCATTCTTGAGCTTGATGGTGTCATTGGCTTTGTCAAGCTTTATCAAGACTTGGTTTCCGAACGTGAGCTTTGGCTTCATAATCTTTGTTCCGTATCGCAGTGAGTTTGCCGTTAATTTCTTCAAATCGAATTTGCCCCTTCTTCTCCATGATTTCAAACTTCCGGGCCATAGCGCGTTTCTGCTGGCGCGAAAGGTTCTCGAACATCAGGAGATGGTTTTTATGGAGATTGATCTTCTGCCCCTTGTAATCAATCACAACGTACTGATCGACCACATCAGTGGCCTTGAGAGGATCTGGCTTTGATACAGGTTTCGTCCAGAACCAGTACCGGATCCTCTTCCAGAGTTTAGTGAAGAACGAAGATAGTGCCGTCACTTCTTCTGTTCAAGGTGCCTGGCTTTTGCAGCTTCCCACTGGGGGTTCCCGGAATCAACCGTAGACTTGGGTGCCGGTACGGGCGGTGCAGGCGGCTCAGGGGGAGGGGGGTTCTTTGGTTTCTCCGTCAGCCTGTCATAGAAAGCCTGTAGCTCCTTTGTGGTTGCAGTCTCATCAATTTTCTCCGGACTGACCAGTTCGTTGATCTTCTGGATAAGTTTTTCCTTCTTTGTCATCGTCATGAGTATTATGTTGAACATTCCAAATTTATGCAAATTTATGAAAAAAGCCCCTCATGGACGATGAGGGGCCGTTCACTGCCATGAACAAGAAAGCAGATACAGTCGGCATCTGTACGGGACCAAAGTTATATCTTTTTTCTTGCATAGGTTATATTTTTACCTGAACTTACAATTCGTCGTCCGGAGTATTGAGTAACCAATCCCGGAAGGCTTCCATCTCTTGATCCTTCATTCTAGCATGTTCCCGAATCTCTTCACAGGTAAATCCAACGTTATTGAGTCGCTCTATCCTTTCACGTTCCTTTTTCTGTTCAGATGTTTCTATATTACCTTTTTTATTTTTTGAATCTTCAGAAAAAATTTCTTTTTCTTCTTCTTTTTCTTCATTTACTTTACTTAACTTTACTTTAGGGGCGTTACAAATAGATGTGTAACCGGTTACATTTTCTGTATTTCGTTGTTTCTCACGCCATTCTGCAATTTTTTTACGCGTTTTTTCTTTTTTTATCTCGTAACTTTGGCTGAAGTTCAGTAATCTTTCATTGAAAGTATCACCGTTTGTTGAAGAAATCAGTTCAATTTCTTCCATGAATTTCCAGCATTTTTCGAGATGCTTTCCTATGTTAAGTTGTGCTTTTAGTACCTCTGTTTTTATAGGCTTTTCCTGTCTGGCTATTTTTTCCAATATCGTATAAAACAGCCCTAGTCCTTCATATCCAAACTTCAGGTAGAGTTGGGTTATTTTTTCATCGTCGAAGGCACTTGTGTCGTGGAGAAAGTATTTCATATCAGTTGTGGTTTTAAAAAAACCCCCCAAAAGAAAGATCCCGGCTCTCCTGCGCCACAACACGCAACCGGGAAATTCCTAGTGGGGGATATTGGATTAAAGTAAGATTCTTCCATCTTTGTGGTATTGGAGATGTACAAATATACAGTTATTTTTTAAATAAGGGTCCCGGCTTCTAGAATGTAGACTAAACAACCGTTAAATGGTCTCAAAAGAACGCACCGGGTCCCCTTAAATATTGTTTTTCTTACAGAATTTGACTATCCGCTTATGCAGATCGGGATCTTCTATCTGCAGACGCATATTCACGCGACGCATCATACTGAAATCCCTCTTGGTAGTACCCCATAGATGGGTGTATTTCAGCTTCTCAGGGATCTTCATCACATCAGGATCTATTACCTTGACTTTTTTACGAAGATCGTGCATCTTGATCAGGGAGGCCGCAAAATACTGTTCATGAAACAGGTTTTGATGGACCAGGACACCCTTGTGCTTGCGGAAGAAGATCTCTTGGTTCTCCGGAGCGAAGATATACATCCGGCTGCAGTCGATCCATTCTTTGAAAAACTGGAGCCGGTGGCCTCCGCAGATCCCGCAGTTGTAACCAAAGTCCGTCACGGGGTTGTCAACGATCTGTTGAGGCCGCACAGGGCAGTCATTGAAGGATGGCTTAAGCATCTCGTAGTACTTGTAGCCATCGAGATTCATTGGCTCATGGCTCTGGAAGCATAACTCAGCTTTGAGTATGCGCTTGGGCAGGGGATCCCACATGAACACATCATTGTCAACGTGGACGAAAGGAACATCCTGCTCATTGTAGGCCAGGAGTTTGCCGAAGGCCCAGAAGAAGCCGGAGACATCTTTCATCTCATCAAGCTTGGTGTTGTAGTGAGTGACCGGCAACCCCAGTTCACGGAACATCTCAACACCCCATGAGGTGCTGACCATGTGTACTTCTTTAAAGTGTTGTGCTGCGGTCCAGGTGGCCAGTGCGGTGGTGAACAGGAAGTCGGAATATTTGATAAACCCGCACTTGTTTACAAACTCTTCGTCCGAATTAAAGTAGGAAAAAACAACTCTCTCAATCATAACTGCCGAAATTATGGATTAAAAAAAAAGAGAAGGGGGAGAACATGGGATGAAATCCCCCTTCCGAAACTAAACCTAGCGGAAATTACACGAACAGGCCGCCTATGGCATCGCCCAGGTAATAGCCCGTTGTGTTTGAGTACCCGCCGCAGAGGATATCTACGGCAGTTTCGAAGCGCCACCGCAGTTCATTGTAGTCAATGACTTTGGTTGCACAGTTGTGAATATGGTGATACTGATCACCGTCCTTGTATCCCTCCGGCTGCTGATCCAGCTTCTCTGTTGCCAGTATCTTGAGAGATATTTTGCCTTGAACAAATTTTGCCATTTTCTTATGGTGTTATTGAGTTAAACATTCACTATACGAACAGACCCCCGATTGCATCTCCGAGATAGTAACCGGTTGTATTGGCATAGCCACCGCACAGTATTGCGATAGCCGTGTCCCAGCGCCACCTCCACTCGTTGTAATCCATGTTGATGGGGCGGCAGTGGTGTTTCTGAACCCACTGCTGTTCGCGGTGTTCCACGCCCGGGCGGTTTTGCGGATCGCTCTTGTCGTTCTCCACACATACCAGGGCCTTCAGGTCGATATAAGATCTTACATTTGTTGCCATTTCTCTTTTTTATTATTGGTTATACGAATGAAGCCGGTAACTCAATGTGCTTGATGATACCGTAAGACACCTTCGTGCCGTCGTTGATCCAGGGCAGCACATACAGGTTGAGTCCTTCCAGCCCCGTAACATCCATGTTGCCGGCTATCCTCTCGTCGTCTGCAGAGCTTACCGGAGAGGTATAGGCACTGACATTGACAGCCGATGCAAAGGAAGGAGAGATGTCTACGAGAAATCCGCAGGTACTTGCAACCCCGTTGCTTCTCACTTTTGCAGAGAAATGCAGATCCGCCGTCTGGCGGTAGAAGATCAGATCACCCATCCACGCTTCCGGTGGTGGTAGTGTAGCGAGTTCCCATCCATGAAGGAGAACTTTGGCAGCATCCGCCAGTCGGGCCTCGTATTCGGGAACCAGCATCTCCATCACGGGCAGATCTTGCACCGTCTTTTGCTGCTGACGTTCCCTTCCCGGCCTTCTTTGCAGAGCGCCCTTGATGGTGTCCCAGGTAATCCTCTCTATCAGCGAACTGAACCGCATTTTTATGCGGACGTTGCGCAGAAGATAGTCTGTACCGAACCCACCCTGTTCGTCATGTGTAATTCTTGCCATTTTTCACTTGGTTTTAAATGGTTTCACTTAAAATTATCACAGGTAAAGTTATGCTTTTTTTCTCCGCAAGGCATACACATGGCTGTTTTCTTCCTCATCTACCGGGTTATTAAAAACCACCAGAGTAATTCGCTCCGGTGGCTTCTCATTAAAATGGGCGGTAGTAACCATAAAACTATTCTTAATTACCAATTCAGATAGATCTACGGAATTAAACACCCCTCCCCCTGTCCCGTTTTTACGGATACGGTAACTCCGACCACGCGAAATAAAAAATTCACTTGGAACATCTCCCTGGAAGATATCCACAAATGAATCACCGCTATAACCGCCAGCCTCTAATCCCAGCTGAGACAAGGCACATGAACTAATTATCACCACCCCTCTACGTGTAAACGTAACAGTGGCTAATCCTCTCCGGCTCTTCTTGGCCAGATAGTCCCTGGTCAACCTCTGCAGCTTCATTGGCCATCACCATTGTCCGTATTACTTACGCTCGGTGGCATAACCTTCATCTGGGGACCAGTATCTCCTCGAGAAAGTCTTCGTTCCAGATTATGCACCATCTGTTCAAATTCTAATCCTTCCCGGTCTAGTAACAGCAGGTAATGGTATAGAACGTCTGAAAAAGCAATTATTTTACTTAATCGCTCATAATCCCCAGGAAAGTCTTTATCTGTCCTGAGTTTTAGTTCCAACACCAATACCGAATCATGTAACCCATGAAACGCATCCCCGGTATTACCTCGTTCCCGGATCTTCTCAATCAATTCCCTTACCTCTTTCATAGCCTATGTTTTTGGGTTATTAACTTTATCCTCATGCCTACCTATCATCCCTGATACATCTAATCCTGTTATTTCAAAGATAGATTTTGAGTTCCCCTTCATCCAGCAATGCTTTATATGAAGTTCATAGCCATCACAGTCATTGTTTGGCTTTTTTAATATGTCATGTAATTCCTCTAGTGTTAATTTAGCCATATTTCCTCCTTTATTACTCTTTTTTACTCTTGTCCCTTATCATAAACAAACTCCCACACACCGCGAACCCAAAGATAAAACCTGCGATCCCTACTACCACATACATTACATCGCCCATCACTTTCCCTCCTCTATCTTATTACTTATTACATGAAGTGTATAGGCCGACATCTGGCAGGAATCATTATAAATAGTCGCGCTGTCAATATCCATTACCGAAACATATCGGTGAAACTTCCCCAGGTAATCTATGTAATGAAAAGCCTCATCCAGGTACAAGTCATGTAAGATAAACTTCTGCTCAAGTGACATCCCTTCCTCGGATTTCTCATCCACAGCCATAGAACAACCCCCTAGCAAAAGAACTACTCCAATAATTAAACACATCCTTAATCTCATCTTATTTGCCCTTTCTATTTGTTATCGGTTATACCCACTCATCTTCTTATTCTTTGATCCCCCTGCCTGCCTACCCAAGTACAAAACACGGCTCCTTAATATCAATACCCCCTTCTCAAGCAAATGATCCTTCTTCTTCTTCGTGAAAATATACACCAGCCGGTTTACCCCTATCCCACTTAAATACGATAGAACAGCCTTATTCGTACACGATACTATCATACAGTCATCAAAGTTGTAACTCCCCTCCTTATCCCCCAAAACTACTACCGTGAATATGTCCGTCTCCCTGATCTTCACTTTCCCCGTTCCCCTATCTTAAAATTAGAATTCCATATTTAACCCCTTACTTTTGCAAAGTTAAATTAAATTCCATAACCATCCACACAATTTTGCAAAAAAAATTAAAATAATTTCCAAATTCTACCCAAAGTGAGCCTGTAAGTGCGGTCCATGTATAATTTCAGGGCTCGCCCCCGCGAACCGAAACGCAAATCGCGGACCCGCCCCCCTGCCTGGTGCATCGCGCGTACCTTGTGATCCCCTCCCGTGAAAGCGTCTGCCCTGCATAGGATCAAGCAAATAAAGCACTTTCCCTTAATGTCGGTGGGGTAGGGGATAGGCCAGTAAAATCAAACTGGTTTATGGTCTACTTAACATAATTATAATTATAGGCCAATATGGGAGCGTGTGTGTCTGTCTGTCTTTGATGATGCGCAACCTCTCATTAAATGGGCGTTTGATGCGGCTCTTTCTATTTGAATGTAATCATTGAATACTCGTTAAACATGGTGGATTTGGTTGCGTTGTATCAATTGAATGTTTACATTTGATGGATAAATCAGACGTTAACCTCATTAGAATTGAATAAATGAGTACAGACCCCTCCCTCCCTCCGTCCCTGCTTCCCTCCATCTCTCTACACTATTCACAATTGAATGAAGAAGAGAAGAGAGTATTTAATAAGGTGTTCATGTCGATGTGGGATCATGTTGCACCGCTGAAGCGTTTTATACGTCATGGTGGCGTGTTGTATGGCTACTGGGTAGTGAATGAACTGCGTGAAGAATATGGCCTATCTCCTGTCCAGTTGTCTGTTCTAACTTATATCTATCATTGTACTGGTGGTGGCAAGTACATTGTTAATGCTCATCTCATGTACCAGTCTCCCAACTTCCCCTGCACCCCTATGTCATGGCCTGCTATCTCAGCTAAGTTTAAACATCTTGGTTATGTGGTGCGCACCTCTCGTAACCCTGCTCAACCCTTCCTCTCTGGTTTTGACCTTCGGCATAGTCGTAAATATCTTCGGATGACAACCAAAGGTATCAATGTTATACGTGACATAGAGAAGGAGATGTACAGGCGCATCATGCGTGTCACCTTCGATGATGTGATCTGTGGATATAACAAAGGTCAGCCGTTGTAGCTGACCTCGTTAAATCGCTTTATTTGGCCTCTGATCCTATACCAGTCCCATTGCAATCCCCTGCGTGAGCATATATTTTGGACTGCTCCAATGTATCTGATTGAGAATAACACTTACTGGTGTGCGCACATCTGCGCTCTCTCCCTCTTCATTGTTGCCTACTATCAATGCCTTGCCAAGTATTGAATAGCTGAAGCCGTTGAACATCCATCCCCCTGCCGGTTCATCCTCATTGAACTCCATCCATGCTTCTTCGTTGACATAGATTGTGTCACCATTAGAATATGTGATAGGGCATTCAACCATGTGGCAGTCTAATAGCCTGTAGATGTCATTGAGGTGGCCAGTTGTTTCAACCTCTCTTACTGTCTTGTTGTCGGGATCAATTAAAATAGCTTTCATGTTCGTGTGTGGTGTTTAGTTATACCTAATAAAATACTCAATACCAGAGTGAACCATAATCAAATGGTTTTTTGTTTTATGATAAAAATACGGATTGTACAGATTAAGATAAAGCTCGTCATAAAGATCAGGTAAATGGAGTTTTATAAGCCTGTTTATCTGTTCTTTGTTTGCCCTTGTGTGACCCTCCATTAATCTCTCCCATGTATAAAGACTAATCCCCGCACAAGTGGCCTCTAATTCAAGTGAATTGACTTTAGTTGGCGTTCTCATGGTAGAGGTGCTTTGGTGTTACCTGTTCGGGCGTTGCGTCTGCTCCAAAGATGGCAGTCCAACAACTATCACATACTGCATCTGAGGGGTGCGGATTGATGCAGTTCTCAAACCTCTGCCAGTCTCTTATCTTCCTCTCTTCCCTCTCCCTGTCTGCGGTGTATGTCATTGCCATAATCAATATGACTATGAACGTGCCGACAATACTCACTGTTATTGCTTCGGCTCTCTCTCTTGGTGTGTGTTTCATCTTGTTGTGTTTTAGGTTAGTTCAATGGTTCTGCTCTGTCGCATGATGGGCCACATCTCCATGCCTGTAATGGTCTGCTATAATAGATCACATGACCACAATAGCGACAAACCTTGCCTTTCTTGCTTGCCTTGAGCCTGTTTACTCTACTGATTAATCTCTTCTTCATCTCGTTGTGTGTTAGTTAATTATGTGTGTTTTACTGGTGTCGTTCTCGTTGTTTGATGGATCAAAGATATACTATATAATATAATAAAACAAATTTATTTAACTTTTTTTTTCAATTTATTTGTTTATTTAATTTATTCGTTATATATTTGATGCGTAATAATAACAAACACACACACACAAATGACACACACAGACTTACAAGAACCCGATGCAAGACTGCTCTATATGGGCAGATCAGCATTATCTGACAATGAGATTATGTCCCTCATTGTCGGAGGATCAGACAACAAGACAAGAGCAGAAAAGCTGCTCCGCAAGATTGATTACAACTATGTCACCCTGTCAAAGATGAGTTACCAAGAGTTAAAAGCTATTGGTTTATCTCACTTACAGGCTGTCAGAGTTGTTGCCGTTACAGAGATATCCAAGAGAATACAGAAGGCTGAGATACCCGATTTGCCACAGGTTACGTCATCACGAGACATTCAGGCACAACTCTCCCCTATCCTCGCTGACCTTGATCACGAAGAGTTTTGGGTGTTGTTCTTGAACAGAGCCAACAGGGTTATAGCAACCGAAAAGATATCACAGGGCGGTGTTTCGGGGACTGTCACAGATGTGCGCATAGTCCTCAAAAGAGCCATCTTGTTACAGGCTTCGGGCATGATCGTTGCCCACAACCATCCAAGCGGTAATACATCTCCCTCTGATAGTGATATCCTCATCACACGGAAGATTAAGGAGAGTGCTGCACTCATGGATATCCAGTTGCTTGACCATGTTATAATAGCAGGGAGAGGGGACTATTACTCCTTTGCTGACAATGGCGCACTTTAGTTATCAACTAAAACATACACACAATGGGAACAATCAACATTTTTAACTACTCAACGAAGGCTATTGCAGTCACAGGTGACACAAAGCCTATCAAGAACCTCCTCAAGACGATGGGAGGCCGTTTTAACCCCCGTTTAGTCCATCCACAGACGGGCGCAACCTTTGTGGGGTGGATATTCTCTGCCCACAGGCTTACTGAACTGGAGGCCATGTTAACAGGCAACAGGATCAAGTTTGAGCGCACCCTGCCCGATAACATTAACTCAGAGAGCGCAAGGGATTACATCCAAGACCCCGGAGAGATAGATGCAGATAACTTTTGCCAACGCAATAATATTTGAACATGAACCACGCCTCCCTGTCGCATGATGGGGAGGCTTAAACACACAGACATGAAAAAGACATATCATATATCAACCTACAAAGAGGTTTTTATCGAAGCAACCACCAAAAAAGAATGTATTGCTATAATGAAGCAATATGAGCAAAAAGGGTGGAAGGCTGATAAGCCCGTTAGAAAGGGAGATTGGATGGACAGTTCTGGTTTAATTTACTATGTATTTATGAGTAAAGAAACAGGCGGATATATTAATGCCCCTCCTACCGACATAACTGCGAACCCTCATACATTTTAATTAATAAATCTTTAAACACACACACAACAATGACAACGACACAAATCAGCAGAAAAGATGACCGCACACCTGTATATTATATAGGACTGGTCAGAGAAGGCCGTAAACTCATTTTACAGGCCAAAGAAAGCATAGACGATCTCTCATGTGAGATCACAGACTACCTCGGTGCAAGACAGGTCAGCAAGACCACACTTGAGGCCAACAAAGGCTTATTGCTTGAAGGCTTCAAAGCACTACCCAAGTACAGGAATTGCGACACCATTGTGGTCGAAGAACCGGAGGAAGAGTACGAACAGGCCAAGAAGGACGCAGAGGATTGGGAGCGAATTGCTTCCGCAAGATTGGCAGAGATCGCAAGACTTCGCAGGGAGGTCAGGGAACTTGTTGCTACATCTTATTGGCTTGTTGTAGTATGGGGAGATGTCGAGGCAGAGGTAAAAGGCCCATTTGCCACATCAGCAGACAGAGATGCAGAGGCTAAAACATTCCGCAAGAAAGAAGGGGACGAGCATGGCTTGTATCCATTGGAAGTTATGGGTGCAAAGCCTATTATTAGCAGTTATACAGGTATATTCTTTGACGAACCCAATGAGGTTGAAGAACCCCCTGCCCCCTACTACACCCAAGAAGAGGCAGAGGGCAAATGGATATGTGCCTATGATACGATGTGTCAGGGGTGGGACTGTGTACGCATCACGTCCGGTGACAAAGAGGACTATCCATTCCTGTATGAAAGCAGGGAAGAGGTTGAAACAGATGATTTTTTTGACCCCGATGATGACTTTGCCATCCCTGCAGAAGAGTTTATTGAGGGGAGGCGTTTCTTCTTCGGAGCAAACGGATGCAGGGTTGAAGGCACACCGATAGTCAAAGGCTACAAGATTGAGGGCATAAAACTGATTAAGGTTGAGGAAGGGGAGGTTAAATACTCCCCCTCCGACATGGTTGAACTCAATGTTGGTTATGCTTCAACTGATGCTTCATACATGGGCATTGAAAAAATCATTACACGCATATCCAAGCAGAAAAGGATAGATGTCATACAGGCTCAAAAGGACTGCAAGAACAAAGGCTATTTCTGTATTGAAATAGATCACTGGGACGAAACCTCTTATGTAGATGAGGAAGGAAAGGTTATTGATGACTACCAGAGCGACATGGATCGCATTAAAGTTTATAAAGATGCGTTTTATATCGCTTCTCAACTCAAGCACAATAGTGATGCACAGATTGAGAGCGAAGCATTTAAGATTGACGCAGAACTGAATATAATTCCAACAGACAGATAACCATGAAAGCACCAATAAAAACTAAAATCATGGGAGAAATAGCAGAAGATATGATTGATGGAACTTGTTGTTCCGAGTGCGGTTGTTATTTTATTGACGATGAGAACCGTCGGTTAGTTGAGGCCGGTAAAAACAGAGAAGCCCACCTATATACTCATGGATATCCTGTTCTTTGTTCAGATTGCTGGACAGAGGAGAGTGATCTGCCCGAAGCAGACGTTGACACAATTTAAATCATATAACTATGGAAGCAAAAACAATTACAGAACGAGCAAAAGAACTCAAAGAGCAAGAACTGAGAAGGAAGTTGGATGCGGTTGCCAAACTGCACCTGTCAAACAGGCTATTCCTTGAGAAACTTGAAGAGGCGTTTAAAAAGGTATTCGCCTCCGTCATCCCTCTCATGGAGGCTGACCATATCACATGGAAGGCGTTTATGTACGATCCTCAATATGA